CTTTTACAGATACAGTAATAGATGGCTTATGCTCACACCATTCACGTTGATAAACTAACCATGTATTTAAATGATCAATAGCTGTTAAATCGTCACGAACAATTGCACCTTCTGGTGCTTTTACTGGAAATGAAAATACATATGTATCATTTGGCTTCATGAAATCATCTTCACATGGAATTCCGACTTCTTTAAGGAATGTTGATAATGGATCCTTTTTATCCCCACGAACTGTGCGAATATAATATGGTGAATGCCATGCATGCATTCCTGAAGATACGCCAGTTAACTGTGAAACAGTTCCTGATGGCTTAACGCAGGTAATTGCAGCAGAAGGATTAATTCCTAAAACACTTGCTTCTTCTTTATTCCAAGATCTAGCTAAGTCTCTAAGGTCATTTAAAAATTTGCCTAGGTCCTCTAGGCCTTCTTTTCCAGACATAAACTTATGACCAAATTGGCCTGTGATAGAAACGCCCAATAGACGCTCTTCTTCTGTATTATCTTTCCAGATTTTACGAAGATACTTAAAGTCTGTAAGGGTTGACTGCCATGTTCCAAGAATTGTAGCTAAAGCAACCTTTCTTTCAATATCCTTCTTGGTATCCTTTTCACGTATTACGACTTCAGATAAGTTGCAAAACTGATAAGGTCTGAGAATAATTTCTGAACAGGGGTTTGTTCCGTAATGTATTTCAGGGTCTCTGCGTCCCCATCGTGCTGCTTGTTTTTGAGCAGCAGCCACATTGTATATACCTCGTTCTCCTGATTTAGAATCATATAAGTTTTTCCATTCTGCAATAAACTGCTCCATTTCTGGTTTGCGAGAATATGCAACTGAGTTATTTGACAAAGCCCGTTGAGAATTATTCTCCCACCAATTTCCTGACTTTGCTGCCGCCATTTCAATATCATTAATGTTAGAAAGAGAAATCATTGCAGAACGACGAACTCCACCAACCACAACAACTTCACCAATCTTGCACATAATATCATGTGCTTCAATAGGCTTCAACTGACGACCTGCTGCTGCCTTAAATTTTGCAATAGTAAAATCAAAAAGATTTACTAGCGGCTGTGGTCCAGACGAACGACCACCCATTGTCTTAAGACGTGCGCCTGCTGGACGAAGTTTTGATACATCAATAGAAGGAATCTGTCCTGCCCAAAGCATAGCAAGAAGTTCACGGTATGATTTAGCCCATCCATTCTTAGAATCTTCAACTACAATAACAGTTGTTGATTTCTCAAATGATTCTGGGACGGCAGGAAGTTTGTTAACATACTTATATTCAACAGAGAATCCTACACCTGTTCCACACATTAAAATATACATTGTTTCATCAAATGAGCGTGGTGAATCAACTGGAACAAATGAGCAGTTATATCCTGCAACATGGTCTCTATCAAGAGCGGGTCCTGCAGTCATTACTGCTCTCATTGAAGGCATTACATTTCTATCATATACTGCTTGCTTTAATTCTTCAATAAATTTAGACTCTGGTTCATAACTATAATTTTGAAATAGATGATCTAGCATAAACGCAAAATATCGATCTACTGTTTCACCCCATGTTTCACGACGATTCTCTTCTGGAATCCAACGAGCATATCGTGATAAAGCAATAAAATTCTCATAAGGGTTTTCAATAACTCTTGACATTTTGGTATAGTATCCTTCTCCGCCTTGCGGTTAAATTTAAAAATGAATAGATACCAATTCTACCAAACTTTTATTTGTGTGGGAAGGGGTTATAAAATTTTTTCTTCTAAATGTTTAAATGCATTCTTAGTCAACTTAATCCAATTGTATTCTTCATGAATTTTAGTCGACTGAGCAAAGTAATATCCAGAATAAGCTTTAAAATCATTTGCAGCATCATACATTTGATCTTCTAAGTGTAATCTATCTGGTTTATAAAAAGAACCAACGTGTGGATCTCCTACAGCTTTAGGAACTCCTTCTACTTCTGCATCTGTAAGTCTAGACCTTAACTTTAGGGGACCCAAATAATCTTTGTACTGTGCCCAATCATAAGTTGATATAACTGGCATTCCAGTTGCTAAACCTTGAATCGGAATAAAACCAAAACCTTCTCCCCAACTTGGATAGACCAAAACGTGGTGGGAATGATAAAGCTGAACTAATTGTTCTATAGGATATTCTTCAGTAATAACTTTAATATTATTATATACTTTTTCTGGTTGTACAAGTTCTCCACGATTATTATATAGTCTAATTGTATGTGGACCATGAGATTTAATTGTTAATTCATATTCTGGATTATTTCCAAATAGTTTACCAAAAACTTCTACAACTAATTGCCCGTCTTTTCTTGGTGCAGGTTCTCCAACATGTAAAAATTTTAATTTTTGTCCAGGTCGTAAAATTCTTTTTTTAGGTGTCCAAATATCTTCAATACCATGTGGATAAACATAGATTGGTTTTGTTACACCGCATTTTTTATAAACATCTGCAACCCAATCTGATGTAGCCCACATTTCATCACATAAATTCATTCTTTCTACCCAGTCTGATCTCATTCCAGTAGATTCCCAGGGAGTATATCCAATTTGATATTGGTTTTTGTGTAATTTATAATGATGAGGTTGTGTAAAATTTAATTGTAATTGAGCTTTAGCATTTGCATAATCTACTTTATGTCCAATTTGTTGTAAACTTTTAACAATATTTTGTCCAGCATAACCAAATCCTACTGCTGGATTTAATCCCGCCCATATTGTGTAATAAGATATATGCATTTAATTCCTGGTTGACTGGCTTGACAGTCTTATACCGCCAATGCTATTATTATAGTTCGTTATCTCTCTATAGGAGGAAAATGCCCATGGAGAATATCAAACAACGTGTGAGCGAAGTTGCTCATACTTGGACATCAATAGCAATGATAACATTATTTCTATTTGGTGTCCAGCCTCAACCGATACAATCGGCTGTGGCACTTGTGGTAGAACCAAGCAAGACACAACTACAACTGAAGAAAGAAACGCTGGAAAAATTCAGCAACACTGTATATAAACCTTCAGAACAATTGTCTGATACAGAATTAAAAAATCTGTTAAAGGCAGTAGGATTTGAAGGAGTAGCCTTGAAAAAGGCTTGGGCCATTGCCAAAGCGGAGTCTAATGGACGCCCGATGGCATATAACGGCAACAGGAATACTGGAGACAGTTCCTACGGAATTTTTCAGATTAACATGTTGGGAAAACTCGGCATTGATCGTAAAGAGAAATTCGAATTAAAGTCAAACGTACTATTGTTTGACCCAGTAATAAACGCAGAGATAACGTATCACATGACCCAAGGCGGCACGGATTGGAGTTCATGGTCATCCCATAATAGTGGGGCGATTAAAGAGTGGTTAGGAAAATTTCCTAATTAATAAGAACGGAGGAGCCAATGAAGATACAAGTAGTATCTAAATATTTGGCTCTGGCAGAAGAGGGCCTTGTATCAAAGCTGGAATGTCCAGTAGATCAGGGCCTTCTTCTACCTAATTTAGATTTAAGTGATACAATTTACTTATATTGCTTGTCATGCAAATATAAGAACAGTATGGGACTAGAAGTTTATGATAGAATCGAAAGAGCCGTCAGAGAAAATACAAACTGACGGAGGCCAAATAAAAGAAACAGACGCCATGGGGCGGGAAAAATTCTGGGAAGATATCGGAAGACCTAATGACTGAAAACGAAAAACCACAAAATTTAGAAGATAACTTAGACATGGTAAATTACATCATGCTACATAGAATTTATGATCTACTTACAATTATTGCAAATAAATTGGTGGGACCAGAAGATACATCCAAACTTGTAGAATATCATGATCAAGGATTTTTATTGGGTCCCACCCCATCTTATACTCCACAAGATTCTGACGAAAAGTAGTTGACTTAAAAAATCTAATATGTGATAATAATCATGCACTGGTTGTAGCATCCCACCACTTTTGCTCCCAGTGTGTGTTCGCAAGAACAGCAGAACCCATTCCGATCCGCCTTGGAATGGGTTTTGTCCTATCTAGAGCCCAATATCAGATTTGAACTGATGACCCTTCGCTTACAAGGCGAATGCTCTGCCACTGAGCTAATCGGGCTGGAACTTAAGATTTAGCAGATCTTTGATAAGTCCTTATTCTATGACAATTAGCACAAACAACTTCACACTTTGCTATTTCTGCTTTTATTAATTCTATATCTGAGGTATGGTTTCTGTAAGCAGAAACACTAAATTTTTTATCATCTGTAATATGGTCTAAATCGAGCATGTAATATGGATATTTTTCTCCACAATCAATACAACCAAAAGATTCTTTATAGTCTCTGATATGTTTATCAATTACACGCCTGTATTTTCTTTTTCGAGTATTGTAATTTACTTTTACGCTTTCGCTTAAGTGATAGGCAATAGTTCCTTTAGAGCAGCCTAATATTTCTACTATTTGATTATAAGTCTTTCCTTCAGACCTAAGTCTAAGAATGTCTTGTTTATGTTTCATGGTTCGATTATATAATAATATCGAACTATTTGCAATATTTAAAAGTGCGCCCGAAAAAAGTGCTGCGGCGGGAGAAGAAAGAAATGTTTCACATGAAACAATGGGCCAATATTTATATT